CCTAAATCTATTTATAATTTTACAACTTTAGACGTACAAATATTTTGAGACGACAAATTAAAATTAAGTACGAACGATTTTACCCACCACCTCTTAGTGGTGCTAGCAACGACCCAAAAGTTGCGACTAGCATTTAAATTGTCAAATTTGCGAGTATCCCCTTCCCATGGAGATGCGTGCCCCCTAGCTATTGTAGTCCGCTTACTCTTTAGCTTGTTACACTTGATGTAGACGAACTCTAACGCGATCCCAAGCGATTGTTCGTGTTACCGTCTGAAATGACGGTTCAACGTTTCGACAACCCCCTAAGACTTTGTACTGATTAACTTCTTCGGAAGTTATATGTGGCAGGAAGTCTGCGACCCCGCAGTCTCTTCCACCCTGAAATACCACCTTTACAAACGGTGTCTTTCGAGTACACCATTGAAGCACTCGAATAACGCTCTTACCCTTTGTAGCGTACAGAAATGTATAACAAAGAAGAACTACTTTTACTGACCCAGTTAGATTCTGTTGGTGAATGCACATTATATTTTATTATATTTATTATCTGTTCAATTTTCCTTATAATTGAACTACCATGATTGTCTATCATGCCAAGAGAGATTTTATCTAAATAATAATTTGTTAATGCCCTTCAGAACGTTTTTCCCACATCGGGAGTTTTACAGAAAACTGTGCCGTAGTGACACGTAACGTCACCCAGACTCTAGAATCCAGCATGAGAAAGACGAATATTATCCGCCATCGAGAGTTCACACCAGCAATGGTGTGAATTCTGGCCTGATGATTGTATCTTTCTTCTTGTGTTGCGTTCGAATTGGAATTACCCAGACAATTGGCTTATTACAATTTAAAGTTCTATTGAATCCACTAGTAATTTATTTATTCATTAAGAATTAACCTTTAACAAAATTAAGGTTATGAGCTGCTCAAGGCTCTTTTAATGACCATGAATAAGTACCATGTTTCAGTAGTTCCCTTTCGAACAAGGCTATGCTGTGAAGGCGTCTGCGCCCTCCCGTGCGCGATGTTTCGGCCCTGTACGGATTATGAAAGACCGACCTATAACACCATGCATTCCTCAAATTCTTCAAAACAAACCCGCCCCCTTACCAG